TTGCTCTGCTGCATTGCCGTTAAAGATGTCTGTGCTCTGCCCCCTGTAATGCTCAATGCAGTATTCGGCCCATTCACGGTTCCAACCAGACACCTCTACCTTGTTTAGAATCTCCTGTACCGTCATCCTAATCTTGTAGAAAACGTAAGGAGCCTTCTGTGGATCCATGCAATACGGCGGGAAGATTACATCGCCATCTGGAGCACAGGTCTTAATGCACGGACGGTCAATGTCGCGGCGTGTCACCGTAAGTTCACAGGTGCCTTTGGCGCGAAGTTCATTAATTGCCTTCTTTGCCCGCTTGTCTTTGAGGTCTGGGAACACTGACTTGAGCATGGCAATTACCCCTACATCGTCGCTGCCGTCTAGGATGACGGAGGCAAGGCGAGGGTTGCTAGTGGCAATGTCCTCAAGAGAAAACTTTTGAAGATACTTGTTCTTCTCGCGGTCCCAGCCAACGTAGGTAATCATCAACCCGCGTTCAAATAGGTAGTTAGATGCAAGCTCCATCTCCTGCTTAAAGCGGGGGATGTAGGAAGCAATCATCCACTTTAAGAAGCTAGATGTTACCTTGGCCTGTGCCATATCGCCCACAGCTACTGGATAAGCACGAATGTTAGCCCGAGCAAGGGAAGTGAGACACAAAGCAACGTAGCTGTTAATTCGTTCATTGATAACATGAACCTCGGTGTCCGACGCTCCTTCCCAAGGAAAAGAGTCTGATCCATGCTTACGAAGGTCTACTGTTTTGCCCGGCCAATAATTGCGCCGTTCATCGTAGGACCGCCTGCACTGGTTAAAATACTCGGAAAGCTCTGTAAGGGTGTTGTCATAAGCCTTCTTCAAAGCAACATGATCCGGTCCCTTTTCGCTATAAAACGTCAGGGCTTTTTGATCGTCAGTTTTTTGCATTAGGATAGCGTCGCTTTATTTGGCGAATCATACCATGCCAAAACGATACTGGCATGGCTAGCTTGTCTGTCAGAACACGTTCAGACAACTCATGGCCTCCGCGCCCGCAATGGCGTTGAAGAAGCTCCCAACCAGCAAGCCGGTCAGTTTGTTCAGCAATCCATTTGGGATTGGTGGTAATGTCAGCGCGAAAGGGCTTCATGTCTAAACGTCGTTCCTTTGATGTCCTGAATAGCTTCTGCTGTAAAGTATTTGCCTACAAGCCTACCCTGCATCTTGCGCGGGATAGCAACGGGAATTTTACCCTTGAACGTGTCGATTGTGCAATACAGCCAGCGGGGATTAGGTGCCGTCTTAATCCCAAGGGCTTCGTAACGATGGGCTACGGTGAGCGGGGCTTCCTCGCTTTGACGAATTAAGTCTGCCCCATCTTCCGTAAACCATGTGTTCTTGCCCTTCCCTTTGCTGTGGATTGGCTGCAAAACACGCGCCGCCCGTGCCATTAGCTGGTCAATCTCCATACTCATTTCCTCGGCCAAAGCCGTGCATTTAATCTTCATTTTGTTTCTCTTAACAATCCCAAGCGCGTCTAGACCAGTAGTTTGCAGACAGCTTTCCCTCGCCACCCTTGATGCCAGCAGACCGGGCGCAGTAGCTCTTCTTGCGGGCGGGGCTGCTTTTCTTGATGCTCATGTTGGCATCGCCAAAACGAACAATTTTTTCTACGCCATTGGCGCAGGCTTTAACAACTGACTTCTTTCCGCCCTTCAAATCACGGCGCGGAACATTACATTTCATTTCGCTCTTATTCATTGTTTTACGGGGTTAATGTGTTCATTAATAGCTTCCTCCCGATTGTTTCATTGCACCAAGCCAATTTGGGTCAACGTAACGAATGTCGGCAATAGCAGCATAGCGCACGCAATCCAGCGGGTCTTTCCATGCCTCGTCCTTGCCGCCGTCTCCCGTGTATTCCTGGATGGATCGAATGATGTTCTCGCAGCGGTCGGAGATGTAGAACCGCGGCCTATTGCTTCCGTCTAGCGGCAGCTTGCGATTGTAAGCCATCTTGTTCTGTAACGCCTGCAAGCCGTCCTCAATGTCCAAACCGGGGGCCGGGACAAAGGAAAGCCCGGCATCTGCAAGGTCGTCAATGATGCTGGAAGCTCCCGTAGCTCCCTGATACTTTGCGGCACCCAAACGCGGGTCAATAAGCCGCTCCATGATGTCCTCCCGATACTCACCTTCTAGGGTGGTAATGAGGGAGACGTATTGCTGGACGCCCTCAATCTGCCCGTCCCGCTTTGCCCCCTCACCGGCACCCCACTTGCCATTGCGCCACTCAGCCCAATCCCCATGACCGGCATCCGGCCATTCCCGATAGACCCACCAGGTATCTGTGGCATCTACGGCAATCCACGCCATAAACCATTTCTTACGTCCAGCAGGGTCTAGAACCTGATAGAGCGTGCAAGGGTTGTTTTCTGGGTCTTTTACCCAAGGGATGTCATCGTGCTTCACTACGTTGGTTTCGCGGCTAAAGCAGGGGAACTTGCTGGATATGCTCTTAGTGGGAACGCCATACACCCGGCACAGAATCCACGACTCATCTCCCTTAGCCACAGCCTCCTTAGCCACCCGTTCGTAGCCGCTGAAAGGGTTATCCTTTGTGTGGAGGTAGATGATGGCTGCATCCCTGTTAGAGCACTCCTGGACGTAAGGAAGTGCCCTATTGTGCAGAAGCTCCGCGTTCTTGGTTTCAATGGTTTTTGCGCCATCAAGGAACTGCCTTACCGTCTCAGAGTAGCCGTCAATCGGAGTGAACGTCAGCAGCATCTTGCTGTTACGGGTAGCCAGGCGGAAAGCCAGGGTGTCCACCAACTCAGGGCCACCAAGGTATTCGTCGCACCAAGCCCCTAGATTAACCGCGGTAGGGGAGAAAGCACCAAGCTCTAGCCCCTCTAGGACGGTCTGATTCTGCGTATATTGGGAGTAGGTCTTAAACAGGATGCGGCTACCGTTGGGAAAGATGAGGCTATTTCCGGCAAAGCCGTTCTGCTTGGTGTAGGAGATGTATTCGTCCTGCCCTAGTGTTTTGTGCTTATACTCCGTTGGAAGCTGGTGGAATATGGCACTCTGCTGCACAAGCACAGACAACTCAGCGTTTTGAGCAAAGCACACAATCAAGCTGCCCTCGTTCTGCATCGCGCATTTGATTGTCAGCCAAGCACCTAGCTGCGTTTTGCTTGCCCTGTTTCCGCCAAGTGCCATTACAGCATCATGTTGCAGAAGCAACGCCTCGCACTTACGCCAGTTGTCTAGGATGAACCCGTAGCGGTAGGGGTCTTGTTCGCTATTCGCGATTGCCGAATGGTAAAGGGTGTGCAGGGAGACAAGCTGTTCCGGCTCCATCATGGCTGTCTCAGCTTCCGTAGGGGGTAACAAAATAGGGTGTTTACGCCAAACAAATGCCATTTCCGGTTGGATTATGTTATTGTTTTAAACACTACTACCGCAGACGGAAACGGTGCTGAGTTGGCGTGTCCACCAAACTTGAGACGGCCTCGAATAAACCGCACCTTGCCCTTGGCGGCGTAATCGTGCCACCACGCGGTGTCAGTCCTTGCTGGCACTAGGCAAACAACTGTTGCGCCATCCAATGAAGATTTGTAAGCCTTTTCCATCCATTGGTTAATCTCGCGGCCATAAGGTGGGTTCATCCAACAGACACCCGTCCATACTTGGGCCAACCCGTCGTCTTCCTTGGTAAAAAACCTCTTGCACTTAGCGTTCTCAACCGAAGCGCAAACGTCTGTCTCAAAACCAAACTCCTCGTTTAGCTTATCAAAGAAATCCTGCGGGGTGGCCCATAGGTCGGTTGCGCTGCTAAAGTGTACGGCAGTGTTCATGCGTTCTGGGGAAGCTCTTCCCCTTCCTCCTCATCCTCGTCGTCTAGCGGACCATCCTGTAAGAAATACGCCCTCATTTTTCTTTCATTCTTCTTATACCAATCCGGCGTGTCCCTGTGCGCGTTCATTCATTCCTTTGGCGTAACATCCACCTCAATAGCACTTTGCCGTATTTTAGCCCGCACAGCCTCAATCTCCCGCATAGCATCCTCCAACGACGCCCCTCTCCTGTGCTCCACAATCACCTTGTTCTCCCCTAGGGCCGCAAACGCCTTGTCCTGGGCTATGGCATAAGGCAGCACCAAGTCCCGTAGATTCACCTTGGCAAGCTCGTCTGGGTTGTCAGCCAAACTCTGCATCTTCTGCTTTGCCAACAACCTAAGCCCCTCCGCCATCTCAAACCCATCCACGGCAAGCTGCTTTCGACGTTCCTCCAGCGGTTTGTCATTCCTAGCCCTTAGCGCGGCAATAGACGTAAAACTAAGCCCCGTAGCCCTAGCCACCGCCTCATACGTCTCCCCGCCTGCCAGCATCTCCAAAGCCAACGTAGCCTTTACAGGCTCCCGCTTCTCTATGGCATTCACCCCCACCGTAGACGTAGCCACAGCCGTAGCCAACGCCGGAAGCACCTTCACCTTCCCACTCATGCCACCAAAGCAATAATAGCCACTACAAAAGCTGTTGCAACGCCAATGGAAGCTACAGCCAGCCCATTGTCCCCATCCCGCAGCCACGCCCTTACCTTCGCATACCACGGCCTAGCAGCCATAGCCTCGGTTACTAAATCATCCAAATCCTCGTTAACGTAACATTCATCCAAAGCCTTCGCTTCATCCTCCAACACATCCACACGTTCGCTCACCTCCAAATAGAGCTTGAACAGGTATTCAATGTCCCCCGCCATCTGCTTTTGCGTTCCTACGGGGGTTCCTTGCGTTTTAAGAGCTTTATTTGCCATACAGCCATCTACACCCCCATCCCTCACATTGTCAAGCCTATGCCCGCGTAAGGCCATATTTTTTAAAAAGGCAGCCCCCCTTAGCTATTTTTTTAACGGTCGTCCTGACCAATCCTAATTCTTATCCCGCTGCCGAGCTGCGACT